GTCGCCAGCGTCCGCCATCTTCTCCAGAGCGAGCCGGGAGTAGCGCTCGGCGAGCCGCAGCGCCTCCTTCTCGTCGGCGGGGAACGCCGGGCTGACGAAGGCCCGCACGAGGGCGAAGCCCAGGGCCGATGCCACGGCGGCGATCGAGGCCGAGGCCGGCAGGCTGGTGAGCGTAGCGAGGACGACGGCGAGCACGGCCGAGACGCCTGACAGCGTGGCCGGCACCTCGTTCTGGACTCGCTTCAGCAGGGCGATGACCTTCTCCATGCCGGTCACTCTACCTTGCAGCCCTCGGCCGCCCGCAGTTGGGCAGCGATGGCCGCCTTCAGCGACTCGGCGTTGGACTTGATCCGAGGCAGGAACTCCTCGTAAGCCGCCCGAGCCGAGTTGGCGTCCGTCTGGCCAGCGATGCGCTGGATGGCCAGGGTGACGAAGTCAGCCAGGTCCACGTTCACGTTGGCCGCAGCGGCCGTGGTGCGAGCGGCGGCGTCCCGGTAGCAGCGCTGCTCGGTGGTCAGGGCCCGCACTCGCTCATCAGCAGCCGCCCGGCCGCCGGCCACGAGGTACAGCGACCAGGTCAGGCTCGCCACGGTCAGCACGGCGGCGATGGCACCCCACAGGCGCCAGTCCCGCAGGGGCCGCTTTGGGCGGACCACCACTACGGTGCTCTCAGTCATGTTTCTCATCATGGCACCTGGCCAGGTCGTCCCTGCACGCATTGAGTCTGTCCCGGGCCACATCACGTTCGGTGCGCACTCGGGTGTAGTCCTCACCGAGCGTCTCCAAGGTCGTGCGCATGATCTGCTGGGCCAGCGTCTCCCCGTCCTGGCTACGGCCCCAGAGGGCGGCGAGGCCGGTGACGATGCCGGCGATGGCCACACCGGCAGTCGAGATCAGGAGAGCCAGTTCGCCGCCAGTCATGCTCCGAGACTACTCGGGCACCTCGATGTCATGGTCGTTCAAGGTGGTCTCCAACTTGGCGATCGTGGCGTGCAGCACGTCGGACTGGGAGTTGACCAGGACGTGGACCCGCTCCACCGCCCGCTGGTTGCGCAGGGCGAGGTAGAAGTTGCCCAACGACGTGGCCAGGGCGGCGAGGGCGGCAATGACCGCCGAGAGGGCGAAGGCGAAGGTGGACATTGCCCGAGGTTACGGGCACTTCACGAAGCGGCCGCTTGCGTCCCGGCACGGGGCGCCCTTGCGGGGGCTCACGGGCGTCGGGGTAGCCGTCGTGGTCGAAGGCGCAGCGGCCTTCTCTCGGGCCACCCGGGCCTTCTCGACCTTGGCGTCGTGGGTGGCCTTGGCCTTGGCCGCCTTCTCGGCGGCCGCCTTGTCCTTCTCGGCCTGGGACTTCTCGGGCTTCTTGGGCGGCGGGCTCACCTTGGCCTTGGCCTTGGCGATCCGCTCCCGGATCTTGTCCATCTCCTCGGGCGAGTAGATGCGGGGGGCGCCGAGGTACCGGCCGATACTCGTGGCGGCCGACGGGCTCTGCTCGTACACGTCCTTGCCCCGGAGGGTCTGCTCGCCCATGCGGATCAGGGGGACGCCCCGGATCGTCTCCTGGAGGTCCTTGACGGGGTCGCTCTTGGGCACGGCGTAGCCGGTGGGGCTGTAGCCGTAGGAGTCGGCGAAGCCGCCCTCGGGGGCGCCCAGGCCGGCCCGCACGAACGAGCCCACAAACGGGTTCATGGCGTCGGCGATCCCGTTGACCGTGGCCAGGCTGCCGGCGTCGAGCAGGGGGTTCCACGGCCGGGTGTTGATGCCCTGCCCGTGGTTGCCGATGACGAGGCCCTCGTAGGCGCTCGGCAGGATGCCGCCGAACTGGTCCTGGAGGTACTCGGTGTGCTGCACGCCCAACTGCTGGAGCAGGCGGGTGGCCAGGGGGTGATCGGCCGGCATCCGGGCGATCAACTTGACCATGCCCTTCTGCCAGGCGTAGAAGGGGAGGACCGAGCGGACGAAGCCCCGCTCCAGCGGCCCGAGGTTGCCGTAGTCGACCATCGCCTCGTACGCCCGGTGCAGGGCGGCCTCTCGGGTGGCGCCGGTGCGCATGGCCCGGTCCATCACGGCGGTGCGGCTGAACTCGTCGACCACCTCGTTGAGCCGGGCGGTCTTCGCCTTCAGGGTGTCCCGGAGCGCCCGGTTCGACTCGTGCAGGGCGATGTCCTTCAGGCCACGCCCCACGACGGTGCTGGCTCCCTCCTCGAAGGAGTTGATCGACTGGCCGACGATCTCGGCCGGCATGTTGCCGGCCCGCACCTTGCGCCAGGCCGATAGCCAGTCCTGCGGGCGCACGCCCTCCAGGGTGGCCAGGATGACGTTGCCGAACAGGTTGTTGACGTACCACTTCGGGCTCAGGGTCAGCACGAAGGTCCGCCACGGGCTCGTGAAGCGGCGGATCATGCGGAAGGTCCAGTGGTCGTACTCCTTGCTCATCGAGCGCAGGGCGGTCTTGACCTCCTTGGGGACGATGTACTGGGCGCCCTGGACGGCCTGGTCCTGGACGCTCTTGGTCGTGACCTCCTTGCCGGTGAGCACCCAGTCCCGCTCGGGGTCCCAGGCGACCCAGCCGTCGGGGATGGCCTGCCCGGGCTTGATCGGCTTCGTGTAAACGCTCTCGATGTGGTCTACCAGGGCGTTCGTCATCTTCTCGTGGGCGACCTCGACGGCCGCCGAGGCCAGGGCCTCGATGGAGCGGTCAGCGGCGCCGATCTGCACCAGGCGGCCCGAGCGGGCCTTGCGGGTGCCGGCCTCGATGGCCGTGTCGACACCCTGGCGGCCGAGGCCGAGGTGGCCGAACAACTGCGCCTGGGCCTTGTCCCAGGAGACGTCCTTCAGGTGGGTCGGCCGGAAGCCCCGAGCCTCGGCCTGGCGAATGACCTCGCTGAAGGTGTCGGGCACGCCCTCCAGCATCGTGGCGATCGAGCCCGTGGGGTCGGCCTTGGCCTCGTCCATGAGCCCCTGCCAGGCGTCGTACATCGGGCTCCAGGCGGCGTCGGCCGGCTTGCGCACGGCGTCGTGCCGGCGCACAGTGTCCATCGCCTTGGCAGCGCCCCGCTCCAAGCGGCTGGCCTGGACCTCGGAGTCGGCCAGGCCGTCCATCGCATCGAGCACCCGCTTGTGGCCCTTCTCCAGGGTGCGGATCATGGCCTGGTTGTGGGCGATGCGCAGGTCGACGGCGTCGGAGGACTTGCGGGCCTCGCCGTACATCCTGGCCCGCTGCATCGACTCGAAGTCCGTCTCCCAGCGGTAGCGCTTCGTCTCGACGGGGTGCGGCAACTGCCCGCTGAGCGGGTTGTCCAGCGCCTGGCCGGCCTCGGTCGGCGGGGCGAACATGTCGTCCCAGAAGGCCCGGACGTGCTCGGGCACGTCGCCGACAGCCGAAGACAGGTAGGCGCCGTAGGTCTGCTCCAGGCTGGCGGCGATCTTGCGGAAGGGGGCGTCGAGGCCGGCCCGGCCAGCGGCCAGGGTGCCTCGGCTGGTGACGTAGCCCATGAGCCCGCCGACGAAGCCCTCCTCGGCCCGCCGCTTGGCGGCGGTCAGCCCCTTGTCGAGCAGGCCGGGGTACGCCCGGGCGAGCGCCTGGACGTCAGACTCGGGCAGGATCTGGCGCAGCAGGTGGCCGCCCTCGTGGACCAGGGTGCCGAAGTTGGCGTCCTGGAACAGGCGGACGATCAGGCGGGCGTCGGGGTTCGAGGGCATGACCATCGCCCCGACCAACTTGTCGCCGAAGGACTGGTGGAGTTCGCCGACCGAGCCCCGGCGGCTCATGTAGTCGGGCTGGACCATCTCGCCCGGCCAGTCGGTGGCGATCTTCTGCGGGGCGAACTCGCCGTGCGTCACGAGGTAGGCCGTCTGGCCCCGCAACTCGGTGGTCATGGCCCCGAGCGCCTCCTCGGGGAACATCTGGCTGTGCAGGATGAAGGCGATGTTCTCACCGTGCCGGCTGAAGGTGTTGCCCGCCTGGGCGTGGCCGAAGAAGTCGTGGACCGCCCGGAACTTGTCGTTGACCATGACCCCGTCGGGGTCGACGGCGGACATGAGCGGGTTGGGCTCATCGCCGGCCAGGGCCGTGCCCCGGATGTTGAGGTGATTGTTCTTCTGGACGTCCTCCCGCATGGCGGCGTGCGCTACCTCGTCGGCCGACAGGGTGTTGCCGGGGACGCCGACCCCGCCGTACTCCTGGCCGGGCGGGACGTACTCCACCTGGAGCCGGGGGCCGTCAGGGGCCTGGGTCATCCACTCGTACTGCTGCCGGACGTTGTCGACCAGCACGGCGTAGGAGCGCTCGGCCATCGCTCGCTGCTCGGGCGTCATGGATTCCAGGTCCGGCAACTTCTCGTACTGGGCGGCGATCTCGGCCGTGCGCTGCGGGAGCACTCGGACGGTCGTGTCAGTGAACTCGGGACGAGGAAGGCCGTGGGCTCGGTTGTAGCGGCCAGCCATCGAGGAGGTGTACCGAGTCAGCCAGTCGTTCGGCGCCGGCACTGCCCGGGCCTTGTTGGTGGCCAGGCGCTCGGCCGCCAGGGCCTGACTCGTGCCGGCCTCGGTCATCGAGCGGGCGCCCTCGACAGCCATGCTGCCGCCCGAGGGGCCCAGCAACTTGGGCTTCCACGCTGCTGCGTAGTCGTTCAGCAGGCGGGTGGCCTCGGCGCCGTCGCCGGCCCGCACAGCCGCACGGATCTTGGGGAGGACGTCGCCCTCCCAGACGTTCAGGCTGTCCAACTTCTGGCCCAGGATCTTGGCGTCGTCCGCCACCTCGTAGCGGGTCTCGGCCGTCTGCCAGTCGTCGGGCAGCATGGCCAGGCTCTCCCGGTCCTTGGCCGTCATCACGGCGGACTCCACCGGGCTGGAGACGTCGGTGGCCATGAGCCGGGCGTACTCGCCCTGGAGGTCGTTGGGCGGCGTCTCGCCGTGCTTGGCGTAATCCCGGACCTGAGCGGCGACCTGCTTGCGCTGCGTGCGCACGTCCTGGGCGTAGAGGCTGTGGCTCAACTCCTCGTCCCAGTAGTCCTTCAGGGGGTCCCAGCCGGGGCCGGGGCGCTGGGCGCCTTCGATGGCCCGGCCGATCTCGTCCATCGCCACGTCGTGATGGGCCAGGAAGCGGCCCCAGTCCTGGCGGCCCACCTCCTGCTTGGCGTAGACCCAGAGGAGCGCCTGCACCTCGTGCGGCCGCACGTCCCGGCCCAACTTCTGGGTCAGGTCGGCGGCCTGCTCCCGGATGCCCCGGGCGTACTGGCCGTAGGTGCCCCCGCCGGCCCAGTCGGTGGCGTCGAGGCCGTACAACTGCGCCATGACCGAGTCGAGGGTCACGGCGGTGGAGTCGGCCGGGTTGGCGAGGTTGTCTCGGAAGGACCGCAACTTGGCCAGCGCCTTCGAGCCGTGGTACTCCATGAGCGCCCGATCGTGCGCCTGGGCGATCTCGGGGAAGTTCGCCAGGAGCGTGTCCTCCTGGGCGGCCAGGGTCCGGGCCTCTCGGGCGAAGTCGATCCTGCGGGGGACACGGGCCAACTCCCGAGCCTGCTTCTCGGTGGCCCCGCCCTTCTTGAAGGCGCTCACCCGGGCCTTCATGTCGAGCATCTCCTCGTGCGCCCGCTGGAAGCCCTGGTAGGCGGCGTGCGCCGGGGTGCCTTCGACGAGCCCGTCGGCGACGAGCGAGCGGGGCATGTTGGTGGCGGCCAGGCCCTTGTTGACGCCGGTCCACGCCTCGGGCAGGGCGGCGATGTCGGCCGTGTCGGCCTTGCTCAGATCCAACTTCCCGGTCAGGATGTCGATGACGTTCTGCTTGGGGGCGGCGATCATGCTCGTCGACTTCGTCAGGTCCCGGAGTTCGGGGATCTCGCTGAAGCGGCGAGCGACCTCGGCCGTCGAGGCGAAGCCCGTCGGCGTCGGGCCCCGGCCCGGGGGCGTCTCCTCGATGCGCTTCATGAGGGCCTTGGCCGCCCGCATGGCGTTGGCCTGGCCCTTGCGCCAGTCGGACATGTTGGCGACGGCCATCATCGCCCGGCCCAGGTTCTGCTTGGGGTTGGCCATGACCGAGGTGACGGCCAGGAGGTCGTAGAAGACATCGGCCGAGTCCCGGACCGTACCGTTGAGCATGGTCATCGGCTTGCCCCGGTACAGCCCCTCGACGTAGTCGTGGGAGTCGTAGTACCAGGACAGGGATTCGCTGACCTGCTGCGGGTTCAACTCGGCCAGGGCCCGGCCCGTGGCCTCCTCGGTGCTCAGGTTCAGTACGGTCTGGGCCAGGTACTGGGCGGACGGGGCCCGGACCCCGGCCTGCACCTCAGCGCTCTTGAAGAACTCCCCGAGCGGGGTGCCCTTCGTGGCGTGCATCCCGTAGTCCCAGTTCATCCAGATCTGCATGACGCCGTCGGCGGTGCTGGCAGGAAGGCCGACCGCCTTGGCGGCGTCGACCGCCTCGTGCCACGTCCGCAGCAGCGGGCTCTTGCCCGGGTTGGCCAGGACGTCGTTGTGGTAGATCTTGGCCAGGGCCTGCATGTCGGCGTTGCCCGACAGCGTGAGGTCGCCCTTCGCCGTGATGTCGTACAGCGCCTGCTGGCCACGAGCCTCGCCCATGAGGATGGCCAGTTCCCGGTCGTCGACCGTGGTGCTGATGTCCCCGGCGATGCGGCCCAGGCCGTTGTCGTCGGTGTAGGTCCACAGGCCCAGCCGAGCGTCCGGGTGGTACCACGCCTCCAGGTTGTCTCGGACGATGCCCCGCAGGATCTCGTCGGAGTTGGCGGCGAACTCCTCGTAGGGCATGTCGATCAGGTCCCGGGCCGTCCCGGTCATCCCGCCCACGGCGTAGCCGGTGTCACCGAGCGCCGGCTTACCGGTGGCGACGTCGAAGGTCGTGCCCCCGTTCACGGCCAGGTCGGCCTTGATGGCCTCGATGGTGCGGTCGATCTTCAGCACGCCCGGGGGTACCGGCTGGTGCAGTTCGCTGGTGCGCACGCTGATCTCGTCAAGCCGCTTGCGCAGGTCGCCGACGGCGGTCTTCCTCGTCTCGATCACACCGCTCAACTTCTCGGCCTTGGCGGCCAGGGCCAGGCGCTCGTCCGGCGCTCGGTCCCGCAGGTCGGCGGCCCGCTTCAGGTCACGGCGGGCCTTGTTCAGCCGCTTCAGGTCGGGGCCCGAGAGCAGCGGAGCGTCGGTCTGGAGCACGGCGTCCTCCAGGCCGCTGGCGCCGGCCCGGCTGGACAGCAACTCGTTCAGGCTGGACTTTCGCTGATCCCGCCAGGCGACCACGGCCTGGTCGATGGCCTCGTTTACACGCTGCGCAGCCTCCGGGCCCAGACGGGCCGTCATCTCGGGCGTGAGCCCCTCGAAGCCCCGGCGAGCCTGGAGCCGCAGAGCGTTGGCGGCCTCGGCGTTGCCGCCGTCTCGGATGACCGTCTCGAACCAGTCGGTGCCGTCGAGGCGAGCGCCGATCTCCTCGCCGATGATGCGGGACACCTCGAAGCGGTCCAACTCAGGCACCGTGCGCAGGATGTCCTCGGCCGCCGTCTTGGCGGCCACCACGGCCGGGGACGCCTGGGCGACCTTCTGCGCCATGCGCACGTTGCGGCCAAGGTCCTGGGTGACCTTGGCCAGGCGGCGCTTGTTCACGAAGGGGGCCCCGGCGGCCAGGATGCGGTTGACGGGGTCGGGCAACTTCGAGGTGATCCAGGTGGCCCACGGGGCCGGCGGGCGGGAGGCCAACTGCGTGGCCAGGGTGGCGGCCTCGGGCGCCGGGCTGGCGACCCGGGCGTCGTGGACGGCGTTGTCGACCGCCGCCATGTGGGCGTCCTTCAGGCCAGGGGTGGTGGCCTCGGCCAGGGTCTTCCCGGCCCGGGTGGCCTCGGTGGTGGTGAGGGCGCCAGCGGCCTCCTCGGCGGTGGGGGCGATGCCGGCGGCCGTCTTCACGATCTCAGCGGCTCGTGGCACTCGGGTGGCGAGGTCCTCGACGAGGCCGGGGCGGACCTTCTCGGCGGCGGCACGCATGACGTCGCCCACGCTGCGGGCGGCCGTGGCGTAGGGGTGGGCGATGGGGTCGAGGTGCTCAGCAGCGCCGGCCAGTCGCTCGGCCGTGCCCAGCGCCCCACCCCGCTCGGCCAACTTGGCGCCTGCGCCCAGGGCGCCCTTGGCGGCGCCGGCAGCGAGGGAGACGTTGCCGACGTCCTCGATAGCAGCCGGGATGATGCCCCGCTCGTGCGCCTTCTCGGCGAAGTCCTTGGGGCGGTACTGGTCACCGCCGAGGGCCTCGGCCACGGCGTCCGAGTAGGAGTCCTTGATCGAGCGGCCCTTGCCCGAGCCGCCGCCCGGGGTGCCCATGCCGCCGGGGCTGACGTTCGGGACGGCGTTCTTCACTGTGCCAGCGACAGACGAGACGAGCCCCTTGCCCGCTCGGGACCAGACCTGACCGGCCGGCTGGCCCCCGGGGGCGAGCGAGGACGCCATCTGGCCGATGCCGGTCAGGCCCTGGCCGATCTCCTTGAATGCCTGGCCGATGCCCAACTTGAAGCCGCCCTTGCCCGAGCCCTGGACGGGCTTGGGAGCAGCCTTCTTGATGGCGTCCCGGGCATCGCCGGTGATCTTGCCGCTAGCAGTCGCCCCCGCCAGAGCGGACAGCGCCGGGTGACCCGGTGCCGGCGTGCTCGTCTGGCGGGGAGCGGAGTAGCCCCTCGTGGGGGCGGCCGTGCGCACGCCCCGGCGGGAGCGCCCGGACGATGCGGCGGCCTCGGCTTGCCGGTCGCTGAGGATCTGCTGCTGCGTGGTGCGCTCGAACTTGCCGGCGCTGGCGTTGGACGTCGACTTGCGCCCGTCGACCTCGTCCAGCCAGTGGCTGCCCCCGAGGCGTGCGAGCACGGGGTTGACCCGAGGAGTCGGCATGGGCCGACCTTAGCCCGTCAGTAGATGAAGCGGCCGCCGCCCACGCTGTACCGGGTGGTGTTCGGCGCCTTCTTGGGCTGCGCCATAGCGCCACGCATGGCCTCGGCGGCGTTGGTCATCTTGGCGACTTCCTGTGCATCGAGGGTCTTGGTCTGGTTGAGGTAGTTCTTGCGGGCCTGGCTGGTGCCCTTGCCCCCGCCTCCACGGCCACCGCCGCCTCCACGGCCACCGCCGCCGCCGCCTCCCCCACCACCGCCACCGCCGCCGCCGCCCCCAGCCTGGAGGGCCAACTGCTGCTGGCGCCACTGGTCACGATCCCACTGGTAGGCGTCCTGCCACATGGTCTTCATCATGTCGTTGCGCTGGGAGTCGATGTTGCCCTCAGCCTGGGCGCCGGCCGAGCGCAGCGTGGCCTGCCGGGCCGAGAGGGCAGCCTCCCGCATGGCGGTCATGAGCGGCGAAGCGCTGGCGCTGGCCGCCGTGTTGGACTGGAGCATGGCCCGCAACTGGTCGATGCCACCGGCTCGGCCCATGCCGCCGGTGGCCTGCTGCGCCACAGCGCTGGCCTGGTCTAGCGACCCGAGGGCGCCCTGGTACGACTGCTGGAGGGCCTGCGGCATGGCGGCCTGGACGGCGGCCGAGCGCTCGTTGCTGGCCTGAAGGTCGGCAAGGGCCAGGGCCAACTGGCCCCGGATGCGCTGTGTCTGATCGCCCAGGGAGTTCTGGAACTGGGCGTAATACATATCGCTGGCGCTCACGCCCCCGAGACTAGCCGGGCTCAGACGAGCAGACCGACCGATGCGTAAGTCCTCTGCCTCGTGAAGTCGTCCAACTTGCGCTGGAGCGCCGAGTTCACGTCGCCCGACTGCTGGAGGAAGTTCGTGGCGGCGTTATCCCGGGCCCCCGTGGCGGCCGTGCCCCGGTACTGGCCGGCAGCGCCGAGCGCCCCCTGCAACTGCGGCATGGTCTGGTTCTGGAAGGTGTCGGTCATCCGGCTCAGGTTCTGGCCGGTGTCGGCCCGAGCCCGCTGCTCGGCCACGCCCATCTCGGCCAACTGCTGCTGCGACTGGACGTTGGCCTGCTGGGCCTCGGCGTAGCCCGGGACCTGGAAGGCGTTGATCTGCTGGTTGTCCTTGTAGGACTGGGCCCGACCCCGGGTCTGCTGGGCAGCCGTCATGTACATCTGGTACGCCTGGGGGTTGGTGTCCTTGACCGTGGCGGCCAGGCGCTCGTACTCGGCGGCCTGGGCGGTCTCCTGGGACTCGGCGGTGACGTACATCCCCATCGCTCGCAGCGCCGGGTTGTCCCAGTAGTTCGGGATGCGGTTCAGCAGGTCCTGCATCGTCGTCATGTCAGCGACCGTACCAGGCGTCCTCGATGCCAGGGTACCCCTGGTCACGGGTGCTGAGCACCTGCCGCATCATCTGCCCGATCTCCTTCTCGAACAGGGCCCAGCGCCGCTCGGCCTCCTTGGGGTTGCCGTCGTCGCCGTAGGCCAGGGAGAGCATCCCGGTCACCAGGATGCGGTGATACATCTCGGGCCACACGGGCTCGATGGTGGTCGAGAGGGCGGTCGGTCCGAGCAGGTACTCGATCTTGACGCTCACGGCGTGGTCCGGCACGGGGTAGACGATCATGCTGCCCCCCACGAGCCGGTAGTTCGTGGGCATTCCCTGCTGGGCGTTGTTCGTGTCGTAGATGGTCAACTGCTGTCGGTCGCCGACGAGCGGCACCAGCGGGAAGTCGTCGGTGGTGTTCCAAGCGTTCTGGATGGTGAGCACGTCGCCCGGCAGGGCGGCGGTGGCCGTGCCCTGGGCGAACGCTAGTGTGCCGGGCGCCACGACCTCCAGCCAGGGCCAGACGGCGCTGGCGGCGTTGACGAAGGCGTAGCAGGTGTTCAGGTACTCCGACCACTCGGCGGCCGAGATCACGTTGTTGGACGGGTCCTTGAACCGGGAACCGGCCGTGGTGACGAGGGCGTCGTGGGTGGTCACGGGCTCAGCCTAGTCCCCGGCCGGGAGCAAAGCCGATGCGCAGGCGCTCGATGGTCGCCGCCTCGGTCTGCGTGCCGTTCGTGTTCCAGTCGATCTTGATGTACTGGTACGCCGAGCCCAGGTTGGGGAACTGGAAGGTGATCTTGCCGTGCTGGTTGGCGGCGTACGTCGGCCCCGTGCGGGCGACCGAGTTGGCCCCGTTCTGGTCGAAGCGGGTCACCGTCATGTTGTTCACCGAGGCGCCGTGGGTCTGAAAGTAGACCTCGACCTCCCGCAGGCGGGCGTCCTCGCCGGACTTGGGCACGAGCGGCGCCGAGGTCCACGAGCACTGCGGCGAGCGGAAGACCCCGTCGCCGACGGGCTGGTACTCGTACATCGTGGCGTCGGCGGCCTCGGCCAGGCTGGCGCCCCAGATCCGGCCCCGGGTGTGGTCGGCCACCCAGAGGTCGAGGTTGTCGGCCAGGTTGGGGAGGATCGAGAAGATGGCGCCGGTGACCATGTCCCGCACGAGGTTGGCCCCGAGGAACAGGTAGTCGCCGATGAACGCCGTCATGCCGACGGTGCCGTTGCCGGTGGGCTCCAACTTCAGGCGGTCGAACTGGGTCCACCGCACGTTCTTGCCGACGTCGTCGAAGTTGCGGCCGTCGGTGATGTAGATGCTCCCGTTGTCGGCGATGAACGCCATGCCGCCCGGGACGCTGGTGGGCACGACTGGCCGCCGGCCGGCGGGGTGCGCCCCCGAGAGTTCCCGGACGACGGTGTTGGGGCTGGAGATGTCGCCGGTGATCGACACCCACGGGGCGCCGGCCTTGCCGACCAGGATGTCCGATGGCTCCGTGCCGGCCAGGGCGGTGATGACCGCACCCGGGCCCGACGGGGTCACGTCGAGGAACTGGTTGGTCGCCCCCACGTCGCCGACGTTCGAGTAGAACAACTGGCTCGACTCCTCCTGGGCGTACAGCCAGCGGCCCTGGTTGACGATCAGGCCGGTGGGCTTGGCGACCTGGATCAGGGTCACGGCGCCGTCGGAGTACTTGATCTTGTAGATGCCGGGGCCGGTGGCGCCCGAGCCGCCGTAGTTGAGACCGAGCAGCATGTACCGGGTGCCCCCGGCGTCGACGAAGGGCACGAGGAACGACTGGCTCCAGGAGCCGGCCGTGTTCGTGGCGAAGGTGAAGGACATGAGGGACCAGGTCGTGTCCGAGTTGGTCTCGTCCATGCGGTAGAGCCGGATCGTCGAGTCGGACTCGTCGTACTTGACCACGTAGCGGTCCTGGCTCAGGCCCGAAACGGTGCGGTGCGGGATGCCGAAGTGGCCGCCGATGGCGATGATCTGGTTGCCCGTGCTCATGTCCATTCCGGTGGTCACGATGTTGCCGTCGTCGGCGAAGGCCCGCAGGCCGCCCTCCTTCAGCGGGTAGCAGTCCTGCATGACCTGGCTGGCGTTGTGCGGCATCGTCCCGGCGTTGCGGGTGTGCACGCCAGGGGTCCAATCGCTGATCTCCAGCCAGTTGAGGTGGGAGGAGTTAGGCATCAGCCCGTCCGCTGAAAGTCGACCGTCGCATCCCAGACGGCCTTGGCGGCCACGTTCATCCAGACCTTGTGGCTCCCGTGGACGAACGTCGTCCAGAGCCGGTAGTCCGAGCCGTTGCCCGAGATCCCCTTGGCGTAGGCCGAGGCGCAGAGCATCTCGTCGGCGCAGGCGTCGGAGGCCCGGGCGTGCCAGACCGAGTTCAACTGCCAGCCGCCCCGGTCCCACGAGCCATCGGCGACCGAGCCCGGGTTGCGCACGAGGTTGCGGGCGTTGTCCACGCCGTGAGACTCGGCCCAGATCACGGCCAGGCCGGTGACCGGATCGAGGTAGTGCAGCCGCACGAGGACGTACGCCCACTCGTACATCGAGTGAATATGGGGGTTGGGGTTGACGTGGGGCGGGTTCCCGCCGTGGTAGCCGTAGTCGGGCTGGGGCGGCACGCAGGCGGCCACGACGGCCACGGCCGTCACGAGCAGGAGCCAGCGGCGGAAGCGGGTGAGCATGGCCGCAGCCTACCGCTTCAGGTCGGCGTCGTCCCTCGTGCCCGGCATGCCCCGGAAGACGTTGCGGGGGTTGTTCAGGTCGTGGGCCAACTTCAGGTAGTGCTCCATCATCTCGCCCTGCACGTCCTGGTACTGCCGGCTGAGGTCGGCCTCCTTGGCCTCGTTGGCCGCATCGATGCGGTCGAGCACGTCCGTGTGGCCGGGGCGGCCGGGGTCCATCGCCACCAGGTCGCTGAGGATCTGAGGCAGGTCGCTCGGCTGCCAGCGGCCGATCACGACGTCACGGCCCTCCTCGGTGTGGCGCCAGACCTCCAGGAGCCGGGCGACCACGTCGCCCTTGCGGTGGATCTTGTTGTCCTGCGGGTACCAGCCCGTCTCGGGCGCCTCCAGGTACGCCAGTTGCAGCCACAGCCGGGGGTCGCCCGGCCAGCCCTTCGTGGGCTCGCCCTCCCGCAGTTGGCGGTCGAGCACGGTCCACTCCAGCGGCAGGTCAGACATGGGCCCACCATAGCGAAAGGGCCGCCCCCCGGAAGGGGCGGCCTCTCCGCTGCGTCAATCGGGTCCGTGCGCCCGGACCTACCGGGATTCAAGTCCCCGATGCTGACCAGTGTAGGTCAGAAGGTGGGCTCGGCCACCGTGAACTGGACGTGGGCGTTCCGGGTGACCGCCTCCAGGTTGAAGTAGGACTTGTACCGAGCCTCGACGGCGTCGGAGTTGTCCAGGGCCTTGTACAGGACCCGGCCGTCGTCCTCGTCCCACTCCCAGTCGAGGCCGATGAACCACTCCATGTCCCGGCTGGTGATGCCGAAGCCCTTCAGGGCGGGGCAGTAGCGGTCGACCAGGAGGACACCCTGCGCAACCGCAAGGCCCTTCCAGCCCGAGGTCAGGGTCATCTCCCGGCCCTCGTACCGCTTCTGGGTCTGGAGCAGCGAGGCCAACTTGCGCCGCTGGACGTGCTCGAAGATGTACAGGTTCGGGGTGGACCCGTCGCCGTCCGTCTCGACCTTCTCCTGACCCTCCTCCAGGAGGACCTCGGAGATGCCGGTCGAGGTGGACCCCACAGCCAGGCCGTTCCAGACCGGGTTGGAGGCCGCCGTGATGCCGGCGTAGTTCTGGGTGCCCGTGACGAACGGCAGGCCGTTGATCTCGGTCTCGCCCGAGGCGTAGTTGCCGGCCCGGAACAGGAGGTTGGTGGACACCGTCGAGCCGATGGCGTCGACCGTGATCGTGGTCGGGCTGACCGCCGTGATGGTCATGCCGGCCTGGGCGATGGCCCCGGTGGCGACCGTGACGGCGTCGATCTTCTCGCCGACGAAGAAGTGGCGGGTGCCGTTCGACGGGAGGGTCGTGTTGTCCGGGTAGTTCACCGTGATGACGTTGCCGGCGGGGGCCCCGTTGACTCGCCCGAGGGCGCCGTTGACGAGGACCGAGTTGATGGTCTGGGCCGTGTTGAAGATCTGGCGGGCCAGGTCGTTCTTCACGTCCTTCTCGGCGCCCCGCAGTTCCGACTCCAGGGCCCGGGTGAAGGCGCCGGTGTCGTTGCGGGTCAGGTGCTTGGCCGGGCCCGACACCTTGATGGTGTGGTACATGAAGGACAGGTTGTCCCTCGGGGCGATGTACGACTGGCGGTCCGCCGAAGGCAGGGCGCCCAGTTCGCCTCGGCTACCGGTCGAGGTCGAGCGCTGCGAGTGGACCGACCAGACCGCCTGGCGACCGACGATGTCCTCCCGGTTGAACCGCAGTTCGGTGAGGACGGGGTTGGAGTTGTTGATCGACTCCCGGAGCCCAGGACCGTAGTTGTCCTTCAGGGCCGCATCGAAGTTGGCGAGGGACTGGGGCATGCCGCTGACCGTAGCATCGCCCTTCAGGGGCGATGCTCAGCGATCAGGACTGCTGCCACCAACCTTCGGCCTTGGCCTTCTCCCGCACCTGCCGCATGGCGTCGTCGAGGCTCTTGGGCCTGGCGGTGGGCTGCGTGACCTCGCCCGGCGACTGGCTGTGGCCGCCGATGTTGCGAGGCAGCGAGTCCCGCACGCCCTGCTTGGCCAGGAGGTACTTCTCGGCCTCGGCCTGCACGATGGAGTTCCAGTCGGCGTGGCCACGGCGGACGGCGTTGGCGATCACCTCGGGGTCCCACTCGTCCGGGGCGATGTACGCCTGGGCGAGCGTGATGACGCCCTGCTTGGTCGCATCGTCCTGGACGCCAAGCGCCTGGAGCGCACCGACGGCGGCGTGGGTGGCCTGCTCGAAGCGCTGGCGCTCCTGGGACTCCTCGAAGGACTCCTCGACCGGGCGCACCCGGCGCTCGATCTCCCGCTCCATCCAGGCTCGCATCTGCTCCTTGGTGAGCGGCTCGTCGTCGGCCACGTCGGCCAGGGGGTCGGGCTCCTCCTCGGCCTCCCAGTTGAACAGGGACTCGATGACGTCCCGCTCGAAGCCGAGGCCCCGGAGCGCCTCGACGGCGGCGACCGTCAGGCCCTCCTCGGTGCCCCACGCCTCGACGGCAGCCTGCCGCTGGCGGACGGCCTCGACCCCGCCGTACTCGGCGAACGGGTCGTCGACCACGGGCGCCGGCAGGCCGGGAGTGCTGGGCTGGCCGGTCGTCGGGCTCGGGGCCTGGAAGATCTCGGGCGGCGGGGTCTGGTCACCCTGCTCGGCGGGAGGGGTGTGGCTGTCGAGGACGTCGGCTGGCGTCTCGTACGCCGGGTTGTTCGAGGGCATGTCGTCTCCTGACGGGTTGGGAATGCCTACGGGAGGGACCTTAGCCGCCCATGCTGGCGGCCTGGTTGTCAGCCGGCACGCCGGGGACCCGGCCAGGCTGGCCAGTGCCCCCGATGCCGGCGGCGTTGTAGATCCCCTCGTCAGTGACGGGGGACGGCTGCTGGCCGCTGGCGGACATCAGGGGGTCCGGCGTGGTGCCGGTCATGAAGTCCGTCATGTAGTGGCCCGAGTTCTGCGCAGCGCCGACGGACCCACGGGCGCCCCGGGCGCCGATGGCCGCCGCAGCGCCGGCCGCATCGGGCTGGCTCGGGCCGAGGCTGGACACGGGCTGAGGGATGCCCGCCTGGCGCAGCACGAGGCTCTCGTGGACAGCGGCGTGGGCGTCGATGCGAGCCCGGATCGTCTCGGGCAGGCGCTCGTACTCCTCCGTCTTGCGGAAGCGGTTGATCTGGGCCAGGTGGATGGCGTGGTCGTCATAGGGGGCGACTTCGCAGTCCTCGCCCTTCAGCAGGACGGCCAACTCACGGCGCTGCTTGCGGGTGTCCAGATCCATGTCCCGGATGATGAAGTCCGTGCCGGGCAGTTCGAGGATGCGCAGCAGGTCCTGGTTGTTCGGGATGACGCCACGGGCGTGCAACTCCAGGCCCAACTGGACCCGGGCCGCCTTCGACTTGGGCAGGGCCGACTCGCTCGACACCCGGACGTCGTAGCCGCCGTCGAGGTTGGCGCCCTCGTAGCGGTAGACATCGATGCCCCCGCCCTCCTCGGAGTACACCCGGATGGTGCGCTCCTCGGTCCAGTACTGGCGGGTCAGGCCGAGCACCTGCTCGCCGACCTCCTTGATGAACTGGGCGAGCATGGTGGCGGTGACGGCCAACTTCGTGTCGTCAGCCTCCTGCAAGGCGAGGATGGCGGCGGCCGGCGTGCTTGCGCCCGCCTGCCCGGCGCTGGCCTCGTTTACACCGGCCCGCTGGCCGAGTTCGCCATCGGCCCGTGCCATGACGGCCTCCTGCTGCTGCATCCAGCCGGAGTCGGGGGACAGCCAGGTCGGGGGCTGGCCGGTCGGGGCGTAGGGGATGCCCTCGATGCGGGTGGTGACCCGGCTCATGTCGATCGAGCCCGTCGGGTAGAGCAACTTCGGCACGAGCGTGCGCCGGATGGTCGCCTCCCGGGAGCGGGCGTCGTTGTAGTCCTCCTGCATGGGGATCAGGTCGTCCACCCAGGTGCGGCCCCGGAGGGTGCCGAGCGGGGGCAGCCAGTTCATCTGGGCGAACGGAAGCCGGCCGTGCTCGAAGGGGAAGTCTCGGCGGGGCTCCAGGATGGTGTTGCCGGACCAGGTGATGGTCATGCCCTTGGGAGCCGCCCGACTGGTCAGCATCCACATCTGGTGGACAGCCACGCTGGAGCCGCCCTCGTCCTTCTGGCTGAGGTGCGCCATCTGGAGCACCTCCTCGACCATGCTGCGGGCCTCGGGCTCGCCGGGGATCTCGACGCCCCACGTCTCCCAGAGCGCCTCACGGCTCATCACCGTGGTGCGGATGGCCCAGCGGGCCTTGTCCATGCTGAGCGCCGACGGATCGACGCTGAGTTCGTTGGCGGGCACGATGTCGTACTCGATGTCGCCCATGCGGATCGGCCGGCCATCGTCGTCCTCGGCCAGGGTGGACCCGGCGTCGGGCTCCCAGTAGATATGGGCGTAGGACCAGCCGAACGTGGCGGGCCAGAACAGGAACTCGGTGAGCCAGGCCCTCCAGCCCAGACGGTCGAACTCGTGCGCCATGATGCGGGTGGCGACCCGGGCGGCGGCCACGTCCTTCTCGTCGTCGGAGACCGGACGGGCCTCGGGCAGCGGGGCGCTCTTGGTCAACTTCGAGACGATGCGCTCGACGAGCCCGCCGATCTTGTTGACCGTGATGCGCACGGGGGCGTTCGGGTCGCTCGCTCGGGGGGCGCTGACCCGGCGCAGGGTCTTGGCCGAGGTGTCCCACGTCAGCCACTGGTGGCCGAGCACGAAGGACAGGTTCAACTTCATCTGGTACTCGGGCAGCGGGGTGCGCCCGGCCTTGCGCTTGCGCTCCAGCCAGCCGACTAGTTCCTTCTCGTCCGAAGGGATGATGAACTCGGACTTGCCCGAGGACGTGGGCCGACCCCGCATGGAGTCGAGGAAGGACACAGCCATGCCCGGACCTTACTCTGCGGGTTCGGAGACGAGGCCGGACCCCGTGGCCGAGTGGCGCCACTCCCTCTCGTCGGGCTCCCAGGCTGGCATGGCGACGTGCGCCTTGTACTGCTCCAGGGTACCGGCCTGGACCCGATCCTGAAGGTCGGCGATGCGGGCGTACCCCTGGGAGCGGTCCTGGAGCAGGGCCAGGGCGAGGCCCCAGCCGACTCCAGCGAGCACGGCGAGCACGGCGGCGAGGATGGCGAGGGCGATCACTCGGCCGCCTTGACCCGGGCCTGGCCGGCCAGGGCACGTCCGAAGGCTTCGAGGTCGGCGGTGAGGGCGGCGTTCTCAGCGGCGAGCCGCTCGATCTCGTGGTCCCGCCAGGCCAGGTCCTCCTGGTACTGCTGGGCGATGGCGTCGGCGTCCTCGACGAAGGTCCAGCCCATCACTTCGCCCATCTCCTGTAGGGCGACCTTGCCGAGGAACAGGGTGCCCTCGCCCTCGATGAGGACGCCGGTGTCGATGCCCTCCTCGTTGCGGCCGTAGATGTAGTCGGAGCCCTTGGCGTGGACGTAGGAGGGCATGGTCTTCTGGAACAGGCCGTGGATGCGGACGGTCATGGTGTCTCCTCAGAGTTGGTCGGGGATGCCGGTGACTGCGTTGACCGGTACCTTCTTCTTCCCGAGGCCGTCACCTTCAAGCATTCGCTTCCACATGGCGGCCTCGCTTCGATCGACACCGTAGCCCTGGTCCTCGACCCAGGACCTATCAGGCTTCGAGTTGGGGTCCGGGAGGTCCTCGGAGAAGGCGTAGGCGTACATGATGGCGTCGGCCCGGTCGGGGCTCTCCAGGCCACGCTGCTTCATCTCGCCCTTCGTCTCGACCCGGATGGCGCCGGCCGGCGAGATCGAGTAGGTCATCTGGGTCAACTGCGCCCGGGTCTTGGGGTCGTTTACACGCATCGAGATGCGGCCCCGCTCGAAGCGCCGACGGAGGGCCCACCACCAGCCCGAGCGGGCGTTGAGGTAGAAGTCCGTGACCTTCTTGCCGCCCCGGAAGCCGATGACCTGGGAGTGCGGGCCCATATGGCCGTTGCGCACGGCCCAGCCCCACAACTTCTCGAAGTCGCCGATGGCACCGGCACCCACGCCGTCGGCGTCGTAGATCAGGTACGTCGGCCGGTGGCGCACGACCAGGCGGGGGACGGGGGCGGACGGGTCGATCTGCTGCCCCTCGGTCATGCGCAGCGGGTCGCCGAGGATGAGGTGGTCGGTGCGCCCG